CGCGTGTATGATGTGAAGGTGAATCACCTGATCTGGAACGGCGATGCAAAGACCGGCATCATCGGCGTGCTGTCCTCCGACAATAATATCCCCATCTACACCCTCCAGAACGGTGCCAGCGGCAAGTCTGACTGGGCAAGCAAAACGGCCGATGAAATCGCCGCAGACATTGCCGGCATTCTGAACTACATTGACACCCTGACCCAGAGTGTGGAGCACCCGGATTCCTGGGTCATGCCCAATGACCTCTACACCAGCCTGAACCTGCGCCGCATTGATGGCACCGGTGAATCTGTGCTGTCCTACATCAAGGACCATACTCCCCAGATTACCAACTGGGAGGTTGCTGGCGAACTGTCCAAGGGCAATACGGACTACAACACCACGGGTAAGAACATCGGCCTGCTGTACACCAAGGACGCTGAAAAGATGTACCATGATGTGCCTATGGCATTCCTGCAGCACGCGCCGCAGGATCGTAATCTGGAAATTGTCATCAACTGCGAAGGGCGCGATGCAGGCATGGCTATTCCTTATCCTCTGTCTGCCTGCCTGGTCTATGGCCTGTAAGAAAGGAGCAACATCATGAAGATCAAAAACATTTCTGTAAAGCCTATCTGCATCGGCGGCGTGTCCTTGCTGCCGGGCGATACCGCGGACATTGACGCAGCCTGTGAGGATGCGGTGCCTTTCTACATTGATATGGGCTATGTGCAGGAGGTACAGGAGAAGAAGGCACGCAAGGCCAAGGCTGAGCCGGAGCCCGCTTCCGATGCTTCGGCAGAGGCTGAGTCCTGATGGATGCGCCTGATATCGCTGCCATTACCAAAATCGTAAAGATGGTGGGCACCGAGTTTAAGACCATGTCGGACGAAGACATTTCGTTCTGGATTGGTCTGCAAGCACCGGTTATTTCGCAGAAAAAATTTGGAGCGGACTATAATCTGGCTGTGGCGCTTTTGGTGTGTCATGCTATGAAAATGGCAGGCAATGGTGACAGTTCTCTTGGAACCATTGCGAACACCGGGCGGCTTGCCAGCGTATCCGAAGGTGGAGTGAGCATTTCCTTTGCTACCAGCACTGCCGGGACTACCGGAGATGCTGAATATCAGCTTACTTCCTACGGCTTGCAGTTTATTTCGGTTCGAAACCGACATATCGTGCCCATCATGATTCGATAAGGAGGCCCACCCTATGGCGGTAGTTGGAGACATTGGTCTTGACCTGACCCCGGAGGGCAGAGCGGCGATGGAACGCCTGAATGAACTGGCCGATGTGACCATAGAGGTTGGGTATCAGGCGGATCAAAAGGCGGCTGACGATGAAACATCGCTGGCCGAGGTTGCCTACTGGAACCACTACGGAACCCTCCACAAAGATGGTTCTGTGATGATTCCAGCCCGCCCTTTTATGGACACCATTAAGAAGCACTCGGAAGAACTGTCAGAGTTTTCGCAGCAGGCATTGTCCTCTCTGGAAACAGCTGATGAAGTTGCCAATGCGATAGGTTCGCAGGCAAAGTCCATGATTCAGGATGCAATCAAGGATGAGGAATGGGCCCCCAATGCACCCATTACCATCGAGGGCGGCTGGATGATGAATGAATACGGCAAGAAAGGCCCGGTGCCTGTACATATTGAGGGCAAAAGTTCCACGAAACCCCTGATTGATACGGGTGCTTTGCGTCAGAACTGCCAGTACGTTATCACGAAAGGAAAGAAATGAACATCTTTAAGCAGATGTACACCGTGCGCCGCTATAAGGGCACCAGGTGGGACAGTGGCACGGCCGAAACAACTTACTCGGATATGCAGCTTCCGCTTGATGTACAGGCCAAAACGCGCCGCAATCAGGATGATGCTTCCGGCCGTTCTACGACCGGCATTCTGACCGTGTATAGCGATGTCCAGCTTTTTCCTACGGAACCGGATAAGCAAATGACCGGTGACCGCCTGCTTTACATGGGGCAGTGGTACGCCTGTAAATCGTCCATCTACTGGGGAAATACAATCCTGAAGCACTGGATATCGGAGTTTGAAGCCGTTGAGGGCGAGAAAGGGGAGAACGCCAATGACACCAGCTGAGTGTCGTGAGAAGGTTCGGCTCATGTTTGTGGAACTGTACCCCCATTGCACGGTGATTTACAGCTATCCCAATTCCGTGCGCCCACCACTCCCGTATGTCGTTCTGGATTTTGAACGCATCGACCAGGTTGGTTCGTTTGAGCGTATCGAGGACGGTATTCTTTGGCAGGAAAAAAGCAAGCACATTCCGTTTTCTGCTGAACTGGTCACCGAGAGCAAGACAGAGCACGCCGCCGGGGTGAAAAAGGTTGGTTTGTCAACGGCCGTAGATGACCTTGAGCAGGCTGTTCAGTTCTTTGACAGCCAATACGCGGGTGACAAAATGCGCGCCATGAACATCACGGTATGCGCAGACGGATCACCTGAAGCAATCCACAACAGCGCGCCCGGCGTAGAGAGGGCGCGCTGTTCCTTTTATGTGGACTTTGTGCAGAGTACGAAGGAGTACGCTGCTTTGGCTCCGGCTGACGGAGAATATTCGGAAGACCATGCCAGCGCGGCATCCAAAACGGTCGCGGACATGAAAGCCGGATGGTTTGATGAGGTTGAAGTCGAGAAGAAATTTGAAGATGAGTAAAGGAGTGAAAGCAACGTGAATATCGACAAAATCGTTGAGGTCAATATCCAGATTTCTGAGGCGATGTCCATCGATGGCGGCTACGATACCATTCTTATCATGGGCCCGCTGCCGAAAACGCCCGGCGGTCGTGTTACGCCTGATGTGGCGGGCTATGCCAGTCTGCAGGACCTCAAAGGGGCCGGCTTTACGTCTGATGATCCTGTGTACATCGCGGCCAGCAAGGTGTTTGGCCAGTCGCCGAAGCCGCCTGCAGTCATGATTGCGGTGCAGAAGTTGTCCAGCGGTTCCACCGAAAAGGTGGATGTGACCCTTGACCGGGCCATTGGTATGCCGGGCTGGTACTGCATCTGCCCGGCGGGCATCAAGGAGGACTTTTACCAGAGCATCGCGGACTGGACAGAAGCAAATGAAAAACTCTGCGTCTGCGAAACTACTGGTATTTCGTCCTCTCCGGTATCGGATGCTATGCTGCGCACCGCAGTGATTCATGCGACCGCAGAGAATGACTGTGTGAACTGCGCCTACGCTGCCCGGTTCCTTTCCTATGACCCGGGCAGTGAGCAGTGGTGCTTCAAGTCGCTTTCCATGGTGTCTGCGCAGGGTCTGTCCACTACGGATATTGCAAGCCTGGAAGCACGCAATATTTCGTACTATACGACCGTTGGCAGCAAGGCCATGGTGCAGGGCGGCAAGGTGAGCGGCGGCGAATGGATTGACACCATCCGCTTCCGTGACTGGCTGAAGACCGAGATTCAGTCCAAGGTGCTGAACCTGCTCCTAGGACTGCCCAAGGTGCCCTACACCGACCAGGGCATCGCGCTGGTACAGAATGCTGTTATTGATGCCCTGGAAGAGGGCGTGCGTGCTGGTGGCATTGTGCAGGATGCTTCCTCTGATGATGGAGAAGCATCCCGCGCCTATACCGTCATGGTGCCGCGTGCGGCCGACCTGGATGCCGCAACCCGCAAGAGCCGCCGCCTTACCGGTGTGACGTGGACTGCGCAGCTGGCGGGCGCACTGATCGCCGCAAAAATTGGCGGCACACTGAATTACTGAGAAAGGAGCACCGCTAAATGCGTGGAGATGTAACTGTCTATTCCCCGAAAAACGTTTTATGCACTATGGGCATTCATATCGCATCGGGCTTTACGGAAGATGGTTTTATCACCATCACTCCGCAGGGCGATGGTGTGACAGATGAAGCCGGCGCAGATGGCGAAGTGGTCATTTCGATTCCGGATGATCCTCGCTACGAAATCAAGCTGGTCCTGCAGTACGGTTCCAAAACAAACAACTGGCTGCTGAAGCAGTACAACAATAACAAGCAGACCCCGGGCAACGGCCTTTTCAATATGCAGGTCAAGGATCTGGGCTCTAACCCGGACTTCACAGCGTCCAAGGCATGGGTTTCCAAGCCTGCCCCGTGTGCTTATGGCAAGACCGGCCAGAGCCAGGAGTGGACGCTGCGGGCTGTTGGTAAGATGGAACCGAAGAACTGAAAGGAAGGAACCTGATATGAAAATGAAACGCATGGAAATGCGCGACATTACGGTTGGTGAATACCAGTTTAAGATTCGCCCGTTTGGCGCAAGGGATGCTACCTACATCTTTGGCGATGTCGCATCCATCATCCTGCCTATCCTGGGCACCGTTTCGGTTGCAAGCAACGATAAGGATGCCATTCACATGGAAATGTTTGACGGGATGGACATGGACAAGGATTCGCTGGTCAAGGCGCTTGGCCGCATTGATGGAAGAACATTGAGTAAGCTGGTAAATGAACTTCTGCTGAGCCACAGCAATGTGCGCGTTCTGAATCCCGAAAATGGGGTTTATGAAGTTATGAATGAAGATGCTTATGACGAAATCTTCTGTCAGTACCTTGCTGGTATGCTTATCCTTTGCGCTGAAGTTATCCGTCTGAACTTCAGCGGTTTTTTCAGCGATGCGAGCACCCTCTTTGGACGCCTTTTCAAAGTGCGCCATGCGGGCAGCTCGAACAATACGGAGAGTTCGACAACGACAGAGTAACGAACCTTGAATGGATTATGTATACCCTGATTCGTGAGCGGGTGGCTTCGATGTACGAACTGACCTATGTTTATAATCTGGATGAAATGCTAAAACTCTACGACCTGATTATGATGCAGCGGGACATTGAGTACGCCAAAAGCCAAGAGGACAGAAGGGGGGATACATAAGTGGCGGCGAAGGAAACTGTAATCGGAAAGTTCGTCAATCAAATTCTGTTCAAGGTCGATAAAAGCTCTGTTGATGACGCAAAAAGCGCTATCAGCGAAGTAAAAGGCTTTGCAGCTAAAGCACTTGGCGCAATCGGCATCGGCTTTTCCTTTACTAAGCTTGCTAGTCTTGCAGAGGAATTTGGCAGTATCAACGATACCATCCGCGGGGCAACCCGCGAGATGGGAGACCAAGCGGATATCCAGCAGAAGATTCTGAAAGGGGCTCAGGATTGCCGTGAAGAATACGGGGTCATGGCTGGAGATGTGACAAAGCTGGTGCAGCTGAACAGTAAGCTGTTCCCAGTTGATGATGCTGTGAAGTTTGTTTCGCTTGTCGAAAAGCTGGAAAAAGGCTCCGGCAGAGAAGCAAATCTTGACAACACCATGAGTGTACTGCAAAAGGCTATGTCTTCGGGCAAGCTGGACAAATCTAGCTTTTCCAACTTAAAAACAGCTGCCCCAGAGGTGGTGAAAGCCATTTCGTCTGCAATGGGAGTGTCCGAAAAGCGACTCCAAAATCTGGCAGAGAGCGGAAAACTTTCCGCAAAGCAACTGAAAGAAGCGTTCTTTGCGGCGGAAAGCGACATTCAAAAGAACTTTGATGAACTCGGTTTCGGCATCGGGGACGCTCTTACTTATGTCAGAAATCAGTGGGGGCTTTGGCTTGCAGGCGCAGATGACATGCTTGGCATCACAACCAGTATTGGCAAAACAATAAAAACCATAAGCGATTTCCTGATAGGAAAAGCACAACGGCTGACTTCGTGGCTGAAAAATATTGCCGAGAAACTTGGCGGCGTGGAACAGCTGCTGAAGCTGATCGTGATGGTCGCAACGGCTCTATTCCTTGCCACCAATGGAAGCAAGATTCTGTCTTTTTTGGCAAGCGCGGTGAAACTCCTGCAAGGATTTAATCTGCAAACTGCCCTTGCGGCCGCAAAATGGCTTTTGCTGTTCCTTGTGCTGGAAGATGTTTTCACCTTCCTGCAAGGCGGCGACAGCGTCTTTGGCCGGCTCCTGAGCGAAGCTGGTGTTGACGTTGATGCATTGCGAGAGAAAATCAGCGCATTCTTTGAGGGAGCAAAGCAATTTGGCCGAGATGCTCTTGATTCACTGGGTCAGTTCTGGGAGGAGCACAAAGGCACGATTCTAGTTGTCTTGCAAGCCCTGTGGCAAGGACTGGTTGACCTGACCGCAGACATCATCACGCTGGGCGGGCACCTGTTTGATCTTCTGGCTGGCTTGATTACAGGCTTTCAGACCGGTGATTGGACGCAATTCCTGACCGGCTGCAAGGAACTGTGGCAGGATTTTCTTGACATCCTGAATGGCCTGGGACGGGCTGCTTTTGGCGAAACCTGGGAACCGCTGAAAGAAAGCGCACAGGCAATCTGGGATTGGCTGAAGGGATTCTTTGACTGGTTCGGCGATAAAATCACCTGGGCCAAGAACCTGTGGAACGGCGTGAAGAATTTCTTTACCGGCGGAAACGACGATGGCTTCGATGATTCTGATGGAGGGGACGGTTCTGACAAGAACCCGTCTGGCTTTAGCGGTATGGGAGGCGGGAAGCCCTCTGGCGGCAGCGGCC